CGGCCTGCCGGCTTCGGCCTGATAAGGAAGCGGGGCTTTGGCCCCGCCTCTCAGGAGGCAAGTCATGGTTGAAGTTACAGCTTTGACTGGCTTCGATCACGATAAACGCCGCAGCCGCGGCGAATCGTTCGATGTCAGCATTAACCAGGCGCGCGCCTTGAAGCAGCGTGGCCTGGTCACTTTCGATGACCCGGAGCAATCCACGGACCCCGGCGGCGCCGCTGGCGGCAAGTCGTCTGCATCGCGAGCGGGCCGAGCCTCACGCCCGAAGACTGCGAAGCCGTCCGCCAGTGGCGCCAAGCCGAAGCCGGCGACGAAGTAAGTCGCGGCGTCATCGTTACCAATACCACCTTCCGCCTATGCCCCTGGGCCGATGTGCTGTATGCGATGGACTCTGCGTGGTGGCAGGTGCATGGCCCCGAAGTCGCCGAGCATTTTCGCGGCGAGCGTTGGGCGCCGATCACATACCGCAACGTCAGCAAGGCCAGGTTCAATCACTTCCAGAACAGCGGAGCCGGCGCAGTGTCGCTGGCCGCTCACTGGGGCGCCGAGCGCGTCATCCTGCTGGGTTATGACTGCCAGAAAACAGGCGGGCGCGCGCACTGGCATGGTGACCATCCGGCCGGGCTTGGCAACGCTGGCAGCCTGGACAAGTGGCCAGGGCAGTTCCGCCAACTGGCCCAGCACCTGGTGCGCCTGGACGTCATCAACTGCAGCAGGGAAACGGCGCTCGCCGTGTTCCCCAGGCGACCACTCGACGAGGTTCTGCTGTGAGCGTCATCAATCTTCAGGACGTGAAGCGTGCGCTGCGGGTGATCCACAGTGCCGACGACGAGCTGCTGCAGCAGTTGCTCAACAGCGCCGAGGACGAAGCTCTGCGCTTCTGCAATCGCAGCCAACTGCCGACTCTTCCGCGGGACAACCCGGAAACGCCGAGCAGCGAGGACATCCCCTCGAGCGAAGACCCGATAGCCCCCAGTGTGTTCACCGCCGTGGTGTGCCTGGTCAAGGCCGACTACGAGGGGAGCCCGGCCGAGGCCGAGCAGTTGCGCAAGGCCGCCGAGGTAAAGCTGATGCCCTACCGCATCGGCCTGGGGGTGTGAGGTGCTGACCAATCGATTGCGCCACCGCATCACCTTCCAGGCGCAGGAGCAGCAGCAGGACTCGGAAACCGGCGAGGTAGTGCTGGTGTGGGTCGACGTGACCCTGCCAGACGGCACCCTGCTGGTGGACGTGCCGGCCGAGGTGCTCACCGGGCCTGGGCGAGAGTTCCGCGCCGCCGCGGCCACCCAGGGCGAGACTACGGCGCGGGTCAACCTGCGCTGGTTCCCTGGCCTGGAACTGACCTGGCGCCTGCTCTGGCAGGGCCAGCCCTACAACATCAGCAGCGCCGAGACGGACGCCACCGCCCGCAAGGAGTGGCGCCTGCGTTGCGAAAACGGAGTCACCGACGGCAGATGATCATCCACGGCATGAAAGGCCTCGGCGACAACATCTACCAGCGCGCCTTCATCAAGCAGCTGCCCGCAGGCACTTGGCTGGAAACGCCATGGCCCGAGCTGTACCAGGATCTTCCGGGCCTGCACCTGCTGCGCCCCGACACCAAGCTGCGCACGCAGCTGAAGAACCTGCAGCGCCATCCAGCTAGCCGCTGGGAGCGCCGCCCGCGTGGCCAGGTTATCCAGGTGGCGTATGGCCGCGAAGGCATCTTCCCCGGCATGGCGCAGCGCTTGCGTTGCGCGCCGGGCGTGATGGACCTGCCCGACTTCGGGCCGCCGCCGGTCGCCGGCCCATACGTGGTGGTGCGCCCGGTAACGGTGCGGGCCGAATGGCGGGCGGATACGCGCAACCCGCTGCCCGAGTACATCGCCAGCGCCGCCGCCGAGATGAGCCGCCGCGGCTACCGGGTAGTTTCGGTGGCCGACCTCGAGCCTGAAAAGGAATGGGCTTTGGAGCCGTTGCCGCCGGCCGATGTGCAGTACCACTCCGGCGAGCTGCCGGTGGACAAGCTGCTGGCCCTGGTGCAGGGCGCCGCTGCAGTGATTGGCGGCATCGGCTGGCTGTTGCCGGCAGCCATCGCCGCCAGCGTGCCGGCTTTGATCGTTTGCGGCGGGCAGGGCGGCTTCAACGCTCCGGAGCTGGTCACCAGCCCTGGGATGGACCTTTCCCGAATCGAATTTGCGGTGCCTGACAACTTCTGCCGGTGCACCCAGAAGCAGCACGGCTGCGACAAGAGGATTGCCAACTATGACCAACGCCTTGCCGATTGGGCTGACCGACTGCCTGCTCTGGTCCGATGAGCTGGGCATGGGGTGGCATGGCCGGCCGCCCATGAGCTACAGCGGCCCCTACTTCGCCAAGTACCAGCAGCTGGACGCCACCCCGATGGGCCGGGCGCTGACGCAGGCGCGGCTTGAGCTGGTGCGCCGGCACTTTGCCGGCCAGGTGGTGGACATCGGCATCGGCGGTGGCCGCTTCGTTACCGAGGCGGGCGCCATGGGCTTCGACGTGAATGCCGAGGCCGTCGCCTGGCTCAAGGCGCAGGGCCGCTACTACGACCCCTACCAGCACCACGCCGAGGCGGTTACCTGCTGGGACAGCCTCGAGCACATTCCGGAGCCGGAGAAGCTGCTTGACCATGTTGGCGAGTGGTTGTTCGTCTCCATGCCGATCTACGAAGGCCAGGCCCATTGCCTGCAGTCCAAGCACTACAAACCGGGCGAGCACATCTGGTACTGGACCTTGCCTGGGCTGATTGGCTGGATGGAGCGCCAGGGCTTCGCGCTGGTGGAAATGAACCAGGCTGAGTCAGAACTCGGCCGGGAAGGCATCACCAGCTTCGCGTTCCGCCGCCATGAATGACACCGTCGAGTTCAGCATCACCGGCCTCGACAGCCTGCTCGGAAAGCTGGAGGCCATCAACTATGACGTCAAGCGCAAGGGTGGCCGGTCTGCCCTGCGTAAGGCAGCGCAACTGGTGGCCAACAAGGCCAAGGAGGGCGCCGCGCGGGTTGATGATGCGAAGACCGGGCGTTCCATTGCCGCGAATATCGGGTTGCGCTGGAATGGCCGCCTGTTCAAGCGCACCGGTGATCTCGGCTTTCGCATTGGCGTCATGCACGGGGCGGTGATCAGGGACAAGGGCAACCCCGACCAGGGGCTGAACGGTCCTACGCCGCACTGGCGGCTGTTGGAGTTCGGCACAGAAAAGATGCGCGCCCAGCCGTTCATGCGCAGCGCCCTGGCCGACAACATCAGCGCCGCAACCAACACCTTCGTCAATGAATACGAAAAGGCCATCGACCGCGCCATCAAGCGCGCGAAGAAGAAGGCCGCTCAGGGGGCTTGATGTTCGCGCCTATCTTCAAGGTCTGCTCTGCATCATCGCAGGTCACTGCGCTGCTTGGCGCAGCGCCGACGCGGCTATACCCATTCGGCGAGGCGCCGCAGGGCGTTACCTACCCATACGCGGTATGGCAGAGCGTCGGTGGCGCCCCGGAGAACTTCCTGGCCGGAAGGCCGGACGCCGACAGCTACACCACCCAGGTGGACGTCTACGCCGACACCGCCGCCTCGGCCCGCGAAGTGGCCAAGGCATTGCGTGACGCAGTCGAGCTGGTCGCCCATGTGGTGGCCTGGCGCGGCGAGTCGCGCGATCCGGAAACCAAGAAGTACCGCTTCAGCTTCGACGTCGCCTGGATAGTCCAGCGATAACCGAGCACCACCCCAATCAACCCGCATTGCGGGTTTTTTTGTACCTCAAGAAACCCGCATAGGAGTCGCCCATGAGCGTATTGACCCAAGGCACACAGATCTTCTTCATCGACCCCGAGTTTGACAGTAACGGCTCGGGCGTACGCGAAGTTGAGTGCGCTACCACTTTTACCCCGGGCGGCAACCCTGCCGACCAGATCGAAGATACCTGCCTGGCTGATAATGATCGCAGCTACAAGCCGGGGCTTCGCACTCCTGGCCAGGCAACCATGGGTCTCAATGCCGACCCGGAGAATGACTCGCACGTTCGTCTGCATGAATTGAGCGAATCCAATCCTTCGCCAACGTTGAAGTGGGCTGTTGGCTGGTCGGACGGTACTGCCGTGCCGACGCTGGACAGCAATGGCGATTTCGAGCTGCCGGCCACTCGCACCTGGTTCGTGTTCGAGGGTTACGTTTCCGACTTCCCCTTCGACTTCGCAGCCAATACCGTGGTCACCACCCAGGCGACCATTCAACGCTCCGGCGGCAGCGCTTGGATTCGTAAGGTTTAAGGGGTTGCTATGGAACTGTCACTCGATACCCTGAAGCAGGCCGGCTCGTTCACTGGGGCGCCGGTCGAGCGCGAAATAAAATGGAAGCAGGGTGATAAGGAACTGGCGGCCACCGTTTACGTACGGCCACTTTCGTACCTGGCCGCCGTTTCGGATCTGCGTGCGGTGAATGGCAAGGTTGATGGTGTTGCTGGTCGTATTGCGGCCAGCATCTGCGACAAGCAAGGCAAGCCGGTATTCACGCCGGAGGACATCACCGGCGAGGCCGACCCTGACCGTGGCGCCCTGGACGGAAATCTCACCATGGCTCTGCTGGTGGTGATTGGCGAGGTAAATGGCCTGGGAAAGGCCCACAACTCGGGGAGCTAGAAGAGCTCTGGCATGAGCTGGTGCTCTGCGGTATCGGTGGCCGCACGATAGCTGAGGCGCAAGCGCGCATCAGCTTCAGCGAGTTCCAGTCCTGGGCCGGGTTTCGTAAGCTCCGTGGCTCCCTGCATATTGGGATGCGCGTGGAGTACGGCTTTGCGCAGCTGCTCACCATGTACGCAAATTCAAAGAGCAAGCATGGCGGCTACAGGTTGGAAAACTTTATGCCGCACATGCCAGAGATGCCGATCTCGCTCGAGGAGGCCATGAAATCTTGGGGTTAGCCCCCGCGGGCTATTTCCGGACTGGTAGTGCCTTTCGGTGTTGGTGTCGTGATGCTAGATTCCTCCCTGAAATCAGGGAGGTATTTTAATGAATAAATATTTTGCAGCAGCACTCATGGCCCTTGTGTTGGCCGGCTGTGCCGGAACCAACTTTTCCTATGACCAGGCTCGCAAGGTTAGGGTCGGTATGACTGAGGCAGAAGTCATGCAACTTATGGGGCGGCCGTATTCAGTCACCTCAAGGGGTAATGAGCAGATGTGGGTATGGAGCCATGCAAAGGCGTTCAGTGGTGCCCGCGCTGTATCTTTCAAATTTTCGAACGGTCGGGTAGTAGAGGTTCCCTCAATACCTGAATCATTCCGCTGATTTCAGCGACTTTCACAGAAACCGCCGCTCGGCGGTTTTTTTATGCCCGGAGAAATCTATGGCCAGCAACTCGCTCGGTACGCTGACACTTGACTTGATTGCCAAGGTTGGTGGTTTTGCTGCTGGCTTGGATAAAGCTGAGCGCGACTCTCTGAAGTGGCGCAAAGAGGTGGAAAAAAACGCTAAGGCTGTTGGTGTGGCTATTGGCGCCGGCGTTGCTTTTGGAACAACGGCACTTGCAGCTCTAACAGTATCGACTGTTAAAAGCGCTGCTGAAATAAGTCGCTTTGCTGCGGTAAGTGGTGAATCTACAGAGGCTTTCCAGCGTTATGCTGCGGGCGCTAAAGCGGTAGGTGTCGAACAAGACAAACTTGCGGATATCTTCAAAGATACCAGTGATAAGGTCGGCGACTTCTTGCAAACCGGTGGTGGTGCACTGGCTGATTTTTTTGAAAATATTGCGCCAAAGGTCGGCGTGACTGCTGATGCATTCAGAAAGCTCTCGGGGCCTCAGGCTCTAGAGTTGTACGTATCTAGCCTGGAAAAGGCTGGTGCCTCTCAGAACGAAATGACCTTTTATATGGAGGCTATTGCCAGCGATGCGACTTTGTTGTTGCCGCTGCTGAGAAACAATGCTGAGGGTTTCCGGGAGCTTGGCGATGCGGCGGTAGCTGCTGGCGCGATCATGGATGATTCGACTATCCGCGCGGCAAATGAATTGGCTGCCGCTACGATGCTTGCAGACCAGGCGCTCGACGGAATTAAAAACCAAATCATGCAGGCCATGTTGCCGGTGCTTTCTGATTTGGCTAGTGAGTTCTTCGAGGTTGCTACTTCTACTACAGTCGCAGAGGACGCTGGCGAGGCATTTGCAGCTGGGCTAAAGATCGCGGCCGCAACAGCTACTGGCGCTTTTGCTGCTTTTCAGTTGCTGGGTAAAAGCATCGCAGCTATTGGGGCGGCAATGTCTGCGGCTGATCTTGAGGCCAGTGATTTTTTACTTGGCCCAATTGGCGTTGCCAGCAAGATTGGGAAAAACTTCGAACAGGTACGTTCTACTTTAGAAATAGGTCTAGATGATGTCCGCCAGACTGCACTTGAATACGGAGAGGTAATAGATGGAATTTGGGATGCTGGTTCTGATTCCGGTAACAAAGCCAATGACCGTGTAAAAAAATATGCGGACCTGCTTGAACAAGCCCGGAAAGCAAGTTCGTCTACTGGTGTTGTTATCGAAAAAGCTGAGGGTAAGAAAGCTAAGGCGGCCAAAACAGCTGCGGATGCAGTGGAGCAGCAACTCTCAGCCATTGAGCGCGCTGCAGCAGTTTGGGGTATGTCTGCAGATGAAGTGCAGATATACGACCTTCGTCTCAAGGGGGCGACGGAAAGCCAGATCGAATATGCGCAATCTCTGTTGAACACTGTTTCGGGTTTAGAGAAGCAGAAAAAGGCACAGGAAGCGATTGCTACCCTGGAACAGTCACTCTCAGCTTCGCGGGGCGCAGAGTCTCGGCAATATGATGATGAGCTGGCTGGTATTGGCCTAAGCGATAAGGCTCAGGAACGCTTGCGTTCCCAGCGCGCCCTGATCGCCGATTATCAAGATCAGGTGAATCAGGCTGCTCAGATGAGGGCGTCTGGTGACATTGATGATCAGGGATATGAGAAACAGCTGGAACTCTACAAGGATAATCTCGATCAACGGCTGGCCATGCAGCAGCGCTACTACTCTGCACTCGACTCAATGGAAAGCGACTGGCAGGCCGGGGCATCGAAAGGCCTGCAGAACTATGCAGACCAAGCCCGGGACATATACGGACAGACTGCAGAACTTATTCAAGGCACGATGGAGTCGCTGTCTTCAGGCGTAGCTGAATCGCTCACTGGAGCAATCATGCATGGTGAGGATCTACGGGCGTCAATGGAGGCCCTTAGCCAAACCATTCTCGAGCAGGTTCTCGGCTCTCTTATCGAAATGGGCGTCCAGTACGGGGTTAATGCTGCGCTTGAGATAGCGGGAATCACTGCAGTTTCCGGTGCGAAGGTCGCAGCAGCTGGTGTAGAAACTACTGCTGAGTTGGCTAAGACAACTGCCGTGAGTGGCGCTGAAGTTGCTGCGGCGGGAGTTGTAGCAGGAGCTGAAATTGCTGCCATAGGCGCGACGACTACTGCTTCTCTGACGGCGACGGCCGCAACTACTGCGACCCAGACTGCGGCGGCGGCGGCGACCACCGCAGCCTGGACCCCGGCAGCGATCGTATCTTCCATTGGTTCCTTTGGTACCGCCGCTGCTATTGGTTTGGCTGCTGTGGTGGCTGCCCTTGCATTCGGCAAAGGTTTCCGGAGTGGCGGATACACCGGTAATGGCGGCGTCGATGATGTGGCGGGCGTTGTGCACGGGAAAGAGTTTGTCTTCGATGCAGAGTCAACCTCCCGTATCGGCGTGGCCAACCTGGAGGCGATTCGTGCGGGCAGGATGAACTCCACGCTTGAGCGAGTCTCCGTGGACATGGTTGAAGCCAGTGGCACCGGCCGCACCGGTTCTGGCCGGAGCATCACAGTCAACCAGACCAATAACTATAAAGGTGTCGGTGATAACCGCACTGCATCTCAAGCCAATGCTGCGCTCGCTAGTAAGATGCGAGCAACGACAGCTAGGTTAGGGGGCTGATATGTCTATCGAAAAATTTCCAACTACCCATGCAATTGCTTACCGGCATGCTGTTGCTGAATGGCGAAAGATCATGAGGGAGGCTGGCGTACCTACTGGCGCCATCGATGTGGCGGCCGAGGAAATGGCTAGATATTGGTTGGTTATCAATGACGTTCCTGAGCGCTACAGCATTCCGGTAGAGGTGCCTGTGGGTATTTCTGAGGGAGAAAAGGCCGCGATCAGTGAGCGAGTTATGGCCGGCGCGAAAGCCGCTATCGATCCATACGTTTCCGCGCTCAATTACTCGAAACAAGTGATCTACGAACTCGTTCTCCAGAAACATGGTGTCGTTCTTAATTACGAGCCTGGCATGGGGGATTGAGCTCCGATCCTAGTAGTGCTGCTAGCCCCGCAAATGCGGGGCTTACTTTTTCTGGAGTCCCCATGTTCAACGAAACCAGGCTGCTGGATTGCGTGGCCTATGGGTCCGTGTTCGGGCAGGAGTTCAGCACGAACATCAAGACCCTGCGCAGCGGTGTCGAGCGTCGGAACGTCAACTGGTCCATGCCGCTCGGGCGCTACACCGTGGTGTATCAGGCGCTCAAGCCAGAGGATCACGTTGCAGTGCGCGGCGCTCACATGGCCAGCCTTGGCTCGGCGATTCCGTTCCGCTTCAAAGACTGGACCGACTACCGCGCCGAGGGCGAAGTCATTGGCACCGGTACCGGGCTCGAGCAAACGCTGCAGCTGACCAAGGCCTACCCCTTTGGGCCGGTCAGCCTGCAGCGCATCATCAAAAAGCCGGTAGTCGGCACCGTCACGCTGTTCGCTGATGAAGCGGCCATCGCGGCCAGTATCGACTTCACCACCGGGCGTGCGACATTCACCGCGCCGGATGGCTCGGTGATCAGCTGGTCAGGCGAGTTCGATGTGCCTGTGCGCTTCGACTCAGACCGCCTGGATGTTGACCCGGTAGCCCGTTACTCCGATGACTTTGCTCTGACGGCGGATGTAGAGCTGATCGAGGTGCGGCTATGAGGCGTATACCGCCAGCGCTGATGGCTCACCTGCAGCAGCCGGTGACCACCATTTGCCGCCTGCTGCGCATCACGCTGAGCGATGGTCGCGTGTTCGGCGTCACTACGCTCGACCGTGACGTGACATATCAGGGCCTGACGTACAGCGCGCTGAATGGGTTTGACACCTCGATCATCGCGACAGATACCGGGCTGAGCGTAGACAACGCCGAGGCGACTGCGCTGGTGAGTGCCACGGTAGATGGCATCACTGCGGCAATGGCCGCTGCCGGCGAGCTGGACAACGCCAGCTGGGAACTCTACCTGGTGAACTGGGCCGACCTGACCATGGGGCACATCGTGCTCGATGCCGGCGACCTTGGCGAAGTCACAGTGGTCGACGGGATGACTTACATCCCCGAACTGCTCAGCTACGCGATGCGCTTGCGCCAGGCCATCGGCCACGTCTGGTCGCGCCGCTGCCGGGCTGAGTTCGGTACGCCTGCCGAGGGGCATACCGGGTGTGGCGTGGATGCTGAGCCGCTGTGGATGAGCGGCACCGTTACTGGCGTAGATCCTGACGACCCATTTCGCGTGTTTGCTGATAGCGACCTGGCGGGGCTAGACCCAGAGCCTGCGCCTGGCCGCGTGCGGTTTCTGACCGGTAAGAATACCTCGGCCCGCCTGCGGCAGATCGAAGCCTACGGCGATGGTACCGGAACGGTGGCGCTGTTCGAGCCGCTGCTGTTTCCAGTCGAGGTGGGCGATACGTTCGAGATCCGCCGCGACTGCAACAAGTCGCCGTCTCACTGCATCGCCTACGGGAACATTCTCAACTACAAGGGCGAGCCGTTCATTCCAGTCGGTGACGGCCTGGAAACGATGACGCCATCTGCGCAGGTGTTTGGAGGTCTGAGTGGGTCGGAAATCATCGACTAAGCCGCGCTATGACGCGGCGGCAGCGGTGGCCGAGGCGCGCAGCTATGTCGGCTGCAAGTGGCGGCATCGCGGGCGGTCACGGTTCGGCATCGACTGCGTGGGCCTGATCGTGGCCGCAACGGCGGCCGGTGGCGTCCAGATGCGCGACCGCCGCGACTACGGGCGCGAGCCGTTCGAGGCCGGGCTAGAGCGCGAGATGGAAGAGCATTTCGGCAACCCCCTCGCCGAGCGCGACTGGCGCCCCGGTGACGTAGTGATGATGCGCTGGGAAAACCGCCCCGAAGCCGGCCATGTGGGCCTTCTGGGTGACGGACCTGGCGGCTCGCTGACGCTGATTCACAGTCACAGCATGAGCAGCGTAATCGAGCACGGCATTGACGCGCACTGGCGCCGGCTGATACTGGGAGTGTTCCGCCCATGAGCCTCTCAGCAACGCTATTCGGTACAGACAGCATCATATTCAAGGCAACGAACATTCTCGGCCTTGGTATCCCTGGGCTGCTGCATCGTAAGTTCGGCCCGCAGGACCCGGAGGCCCAGCGCCTCGGCGAAATCAGCCGACAAACGGCGAAAGAAGGCGACCCGCGCGTCATCGTGTGGGGTCGGGTGCGACCTATCGGCGGTAACGTGATCCACTGCCAAGAGCCGAAAAAGCGGATGGTCAAGCAGTCGTCTAGCGGCGGCGGTAAAGGCGGCAGCAAGAAGAAAGAGCAGCAAGTCGAGCACGTTTTTCGGACGTATGCCATCGGCGTATGCGAAGGACCGATAACCGGCTTTTCGCGTATCTGGCGGAACAATAAGCTGGTCTATGATGCGCGCGGTAATGAATGGGGCGCGAAAAATAACCCGGTATTCCTGAAAACATTCCGCCTATACCTGGGCGGGTGGGACCAGATGCCCGACCCTACGCTGCAATCGATATGGGGAGCGGGTAACGTCCCGGCATATCGCGGCACCGCCTACATGGTATCCATCGATGAAGACTTGACCGAGCTTGGCGGGTCTGTTCCGCAATGGCAGTTCGAAGTTGAGCGAGCAGAGGGTATTTATTACACGTCGCGGCCTTACGCAGTCGAATCTATTGAGACTGTATCGTGTGGGCCAGTTAAAAATATGAGATCGCCGTTCGAGCCTGTGGACGTTCTGAGTGTAGGGGCGATAAGCATCGCATCGGGGGTGCTGAGAGAACCACTGATCGATTATAGAAATTGGCCTTCCGAGACTGTGGGTATTGGTTATGCGAGTATAATCGATGGGAGTCTGGTCGGTGGAAGTTATGAACAAAAACTCTACAGTAATTGGCCGCCCGATGTTTTAGCATTGAGCAGCATGGGGGGGTTGGTCGGCGACCTTCGGGTTTCGTTAATCAACTATACAAATTGGCCGGCTGAGTCCTTATATGTAGGCTCGCTTGTAATCACGGGGGGTGATCTCCAATGAATAATAATTTAGAAGTTAAAGGATTTTTCAAATTTGAGGTCTTTCGTCAAGACGAAAACGGATCGGAAATAGCAGGAAGTAGGCGTATCCTGGCCGATTGGTTTCCTAACCTAATTCTTAACGCGGGTCTGGAGCGGATGGGTTCGAGTACCACATTCCTCACGCATTGCAGGGTAGGCACCGGATCTACGCCGCCGAGCCCGCTCGATTCTGGCCTGGTTAGCCAACTGGCGTCCACTGCTACAGTCACCGCCAACGTCTACGGCGCCCAATCAACGAGCCCTTACTTCGGATGGCGGCGTAAAACATTCCGATTCGGCCAAGGTGCGGCGGCCGGTAATATTAGCGAAGTAGGCGTAGGCTGGGACGCCGGGACACTGCTCTACAGTCGTGCGTTAATTCTCGACTCTTACGGTGCGCCGACGACTATAAGCGTTGGTATCGACGAAACGCTGGATGTTACTTACGAACTAAGAACGCAGCCGGACATTGTAGATTCCACAGGGGTGGTGATGCTTGCTGGAGTTCCTTACGAATGGAAAGCAAGACCGGCATACGTCACGAATCAAGATCAGTGGTCAGTAAGTACGAGCGGTTCGACGGTACAGCCAGTAAGCTCGCGAGCTTATACGGGAGTTATCGGCCCTGTAACGGGAGGACCGTCGGGCACAAATGCCGCGCTGGCAGTTTCTCGGGCGCCATATTCTGCCAACTCATTGAAAAGTGTCATAACCATCTCCGCATCACTGGCGCAGGGTAATTTGCCAGGGGGAATCAAGAGCATCCAAGTTATTGGCGGCACGAACAGCTTGGGTTCGTATCAGATCGAGTTCACACCTGCGATACCGAAGGACGACACCAAGGTTCTTACTCTCACGTATAAAGTATCATGGGCCAGGCAGCCATGATGCCCGATGAAGTCCTGTCAACAACCACAGTTAAAGCTCGGTTTTTCGGTGCCCGTGCTGGGGCGGTCACAAAAACCATAGATTATGAGGATGGGGGTATTGCGATACAGGAACCGTCGGAAGGCTTGTTGTATCAGCGTTGGAGGGCTCGGCTTTTCAATGCAGGCAAGGATGATGCGTTCGTGATGCTTGACGCGCGCGAGGTGCCAGAGTTTGTCTGGCTGACGGTGCCGCGCATGACTGAAATCTCATTCAGTTTCGACGCCAACATGCGACCGACAGTTGCCTCCGTGGCGGACGGTCAAGCATATCTTTCATGGTACGACAGCGCGATCCCCGATTATATAACAACCACTCTTGCCGCTGATGTTTTGACACCTCGTGTGACCCTGGACGATAAGCGTTATGTCGGAAGTAACGGATATCAAGTAAGCGATGTGATATTGGCTTATACACGCGCTGGAAACCTCTATTACCGCCAGCAGCGCGACCGATATACCATCGAGCGCCTATTGAAAACCGATGTTACGCCGCTTATTAAGATCGGGTTTAATCGGCAGCTTCGATTGCAGTTTATGCATGAGGTGATCTAATGTCGCGACCAGGGCTCAGCTACGAACCGCCGTTATTCGCGTGGAACGTCGGCAGCATTGTTCAGGAGATAGCTGCTCGTTGCGGTATCCCATATGACCGCATAGAGACCGACGTTATAGAGGGTTACGTCGAGGGCTTTTCTACTACCAACGCACAAAGCGGTGCGGCTGCTATTGAGACGCTGGGCGGCATGTTCCTGTTCGACCCGTCCAACTACGACGGCATGCTTCATTTCATTCCGCGCGGCGGTAATCTTGTAGCAGAACTGGTGACTGACGACCTGATCGACGACGGAAGAGATATCGAGAAAACCAATCGCAGCGACAGCATCACTATTCCGCGCGTGGTGCACCTGGAGTATTTCGACACGGACGGCGGTCTGACACCAGACAAGCAGACCAGTGACAGGACTCTCGACACTGGGCGCAACAACGCCGAGAGCGTCACGCAAACCACCGTCATCATGCGTGCCAACGACGCCGCCAGGGCTGTCGTCATCAGTCACAAGGTGAGTATTGAAGAGCAGCGCGGCGAGGTGGAGTTCTCGCTGCCTGTTAGCTGGTTGCAGCTCACTTGCGCTGACGTGATCACGCTGAACGGGGCGCGTCTGCGTATCACGGATATCGAAATTGACGATATGCAGCAGAACTACACGGCGATATATGACCGTGTGAGCGCGTATCAATCGAGCATTCAGGGTGTACCGATTGGCGAACCTTCAGAGCCGCCGAGTCTGATCATCAGCCCGAGCGTTATCGAAATCATCGATTCGCACATTCTCAGCAGTGCGGACGATCAGCTCGGGTATTACGTCGCGGTGTCCAGTGAAACGCAGGATTGGCGCGGGGCGTCTGTCGAGCTGAGCAAGGATGGCGGCGCAAACTGGATCGACAGCGACAGCACCACCAGTAACGCAATCATGGGTAGTCTCGCGGCCCCCCTGCCGGCGCATACGCACTGGTATCGCGACGACACGAACACGCTGACCGTTGAATTGCTGCGCGAAGATATGGAGCTGATCCCGGCGACGATGACCGAGATGCTCAACAGGGCGAACCTGGCAATCATCGGCGATGAACTGATCAACTTCAGCGAGGCCGATCAGGTTGGGCCTACCACCTGGGAGCTTAGCGGGCTACTGCGCGGGCGTAAGGGTAGTGGCGCGGTTGCCCATGCTGCTGGTGAACGCTTCGTGCTGCTCGACAGCTTCGGCGTGACATTCATTCCTGCTGAGTTGTTCGAGCTCGGTCGCGACCTGACCTTCCGAGTGACATCGTTCGGCACTGAGCCCGGGCCGGATAGCACGACCATTACCCTGATCGGGCGATCGCAGATAGAGCGGCATCCTGCCTACCTGCATGCGCGTCGAGATGGCAGCAACCTGGTTGTGTCCTGGCAGGGCGTCGGCCGTCTTGGTGGCGGTGCATCGGTCGGCATGGGCGCCTACTTCACTGGCTACCGGGTGACCCTTGGTTCGACCACAGTCGATACCACGGCGCGAACCGTAACGATCCCCTACACCGCCGGCACGCTATCGGTGCGGCAACTCAACTCAATTACCGGGCCTGGCCCGGCAGCTACGGTGACCGTATGAGTAGCGCAAACAACAACATCCCGTTTGTGCCGGAGAACACCATTGATCCGGCTGCAGGACTTAACGAGTCGATCAACGTCATCGATGCGCTGTTGCAGGTCAGAGTCCTGTCTGTAGGATCAAACACCCCGCCTGGCAGCCCATCGAACGGAGACCGCCACATCGTGGGCACCTCGCCGACCGGCGCATGGGCAGGAC